GGTGTCCAACTCCGCCAATTCGGGACTCGGTCGCCTCCACTATCGATCTGGCCATCGATCAATTGAGCTTCCTGGCTCTCCCTGATGGCAGCAGCTCACGCGTCGTCTACCGAAATACAACCAGCTACGACCAGGCTCAGAATGCGCTGCTGTATCGACGGGATCTGGTCTATACCATCGAATATCCCACCATCACGACATTCCAGCTTCCATCAATGCTATTTGGTGCCTCTGAGATAAACGGCAATATTACATACGGCTAGGTATTCCCTAATGACACATCATCTAGTGGTTACGAAACCTTTTCTGAACTACGTTAGAGGCGATATGATCGTCGACGTTCTGAAGATCAGCGAGATACTCGCCTCTGAACAGAAGAAGTTTGTCACGCGGGTTGCGTTGCCCACTACGTCGAAAGGTTAGTCCAGGTGCCAATCGCACAGCAAGGCAGCGTCAACACGACATCGCTCATTGTACCCGATCTGTACGTCCAGATCGTTCCGCCTCAGAATTTGGTTCTGAATGGCGTTCCCACGAATATCGTCGGGGTCGTCGGCACCGCTTCCTGGGGCCCCGTCGACGAACCAACGATTATCGGCACCATGGCCGACTATGCACAGCAGTTCGGCGCTATCGTCCCGCGGAAATATGACATGGGCACCCAGGTCGCGACCGCGGTCCAGCAGGGAGCTCAGAACTTTCGCTGCGTGCGGGTGACGGACGGTACCGATGCCGCGGCGTCCGCCGTGGTACCTGGCTCGAATGCGAGCTTCGCGGCGCTCTATACCGGTTCCCTCGGCAACAACATCACCGTGACACTCGGGACCGGCTCCAGGCCGAACACGTGGAAACTGTCTGTGTTGCTTCCCGGCTTTGAGCCGGAGGTCTATGATGGGCTGGTCGGCAACGGCGCGAGCTTCTGGACCGGTCTGGCGGCTGCGGTCAACACCGGCATGGGGCCCCAACGCGGGGCATCGCTTCTGGTGGTCGCCAGCGCTGGCGGCACGACCGCATCGCCGGCCCCATTTTCGCTCACCCTGGGTTCCTCGGGCGCCGGATCAGACGGCGCGACGCAGGTCGGCAGTGGTCAACTGATCGGCTCCGACACGCCGACCCGCAGCGGAATGCACGCCTTGCGCGGGCAAGGCTGCGGTCTGGCCATGCTGGCCGATTGCGATGACTCAGCGACATGGACCACGCAGGCCGGCTTTGGCCTCGATGAGGGCATTTACATGATCCTCACGACACCTGCGGGTGATACCATTACAAATGCCGTGACGTCCAAAGCAGCGGCGGGACTGGACAGCTACGCCGCCAAGCTCATGTTTGGCGACTGGCTGTGGTGGTCCGACCAGGTCAACAACACCATTCGTCTTGTGTCACCCCAAGGTTTCGCGGCCGGACGCCTGGCCAATCTTTCACCGGAGCAGTCAAGCCTTAATAAACAGATCTATGGCATCGTCGGCAGCCAACGCACCGGCACCCCCGGCTCAGGCCAGAACACGGCCTATTCGATCGCTGACCTGAGCGCGCTGCTGGCCGCCGGCATCGATCTGATCTGCAATCCTCAACCCGCCGGTTCATTCTGGGGCGTCCGCGGCGGACACAATACGTCGTCGAACGCAGCCACGGACGGCGACAATTACACGCGATTGACAAACTACATTGCCGAAACCCTGGCCGCGGGCATGGGCCAATATGTGGGACAGGTCGTCAACAATGCCCTGTTCCAGCGGATTAGATCCACGCAATTGTCGTTTCTGAATAATATGTATGGTCAGGGCCTGCTCGGGAGCACGGACGGGACGCTGCCATTCAGTGTCATCTGCGATACGACCAATAATCCCGCATCCCGCACCAGCCTGGGATATGTTCAGTCAGACTCACAGGTCCAGTATCAGGCGATCAACGAGCGGTTCATCGTCAATGTCGAGGGCGGCCAGACCGTCCAGGTTTCGCGGCAGACATTGCCCACGGGCCAGGTTAACTAGGAGATCATGCAGTGGCACTGACAGCGTTCTCTATCGGCCGGGATACCCAACTTGTGGTGATGGGCCCCAATGGACGAGTCGATATCAGCCACGTTACGGGCTTCGAGAGCCGCCAACTGACCAGTGCGGTACGCGTCAGCCGGCTTGATGGTTCGCAGCTTGGCGCGGAGCTCCCGAAGGGATGGGAAGGAAGCTTTGAGGTTGAACGAGGCACATCCGCGCTGGATGATTTCATCTCCGGTCTGGAACAGGACTTTTACAACGGCAGTGGGACCCAACCCGGCACGATGTATCAGTACGTAACCGAGACAGACAGCTCGGTTTCAACGTACCAGTTCGAGGGCGTGGTATTCAAGCTGGCCAGCGCCGGCGCCTGGAAGGGCGACGCCAGCGTCAAGCAGAAGCTGGAATTTTACGCGACCAGAAAGCGGCGGATCTGATGTCTCCTTCGCAGGCTATTATACGCGAGGCAGCGAAGACCTTTACGACGAACGACAAGGCGGGACGGCAACTGGTGCTTCGGCGCCTGACTGCCCTCGACACACTTAGGCTCTTCAAGGCCGCGGGTCCGGTACTGTCCCAGAACGAACCCTGGCTGTCCATGGCAGGCCTGGCATACTCGGTGATGGAGATCGATGGCGTCCCAGTCCCTTCACCAACGACTGAGCCGCAAATCGAGGGTTTGATTGACCGGTTGGGCGACGACGGGCTGGCTGCAGTCGCCGATATGATGAAAGACGTGCAAGAAAGTCCTGATATAAGACCCAATCTGGGAAACTTGCCCGGCACCCTGTCCTGATCGACTGCCTGTACCTTATCCGGAACGGGGTGCCATTCGACGTTGCATTTTCACTTTCTGCCACCGAAAGGGCGGCCTATGTCATCGCCCTTGGCACGCTCGACGGCCATAGCTTTGACTGGTTGGCGTTCGAGTGGACGCGGCCGTGATCGGGCACCCGATAACGCCCCCAGACGCGAACCACGAGGTCAGCACGTATGCGCAAGGCAGACGCTAGGCGAATAGCCTGGTTCCTGGGGCTGCAACGGATCTTACGTGTTCCTCGATATTCTGTGGCGCCGGTAGCAGTCCTGCGGGCCGTCCGCAGGTTAGCGGCACATGGCCCGGACACCCCGCCCAGCGGGAAAGCATCGTCGCAAACTAATACAGCAAGTCTCGTGCGATCAAGTTACCCCACACCGCAATTGCTTTGGACGTATCGGCAGGCGCCGTCGACGATCGCCAGGACGGGCGCGACGACAGACCTGCACCAGGTGGCCGACGCGGCATCCGCTTCACCGGTCGACCGCCCATCGCCGCAAACGCTTCGAGAGCAGGCGCCCATGACGGTACGGAGGCGGAATGTCGAGGGATACACTAGTTCCGTATCGGTGCCGAGACACCAAATGCCCGGTGTCCAGGACGAATACCGACGGAACCTGAGCCCCGGCGGCGGCACTTTCGGATCATTGAGTCCGCCGGCTCTGGCACCTTCGGCCGTCGATCCGGCCCGGCAAATTTCAGCGGAGACAGAGGCCGCTTCGATCACGGAACTGACCGTAGCGGACACCGATGCGTCATTGCGTGGACAGAATTTTCATCCGGCAAGCGACCGTGCCCCGTCCAGGCATTACATCGCCGGCCAGCTCAATCCATGGTCCGTCGATCGCGATGCCGACCACGGCACTGTCCAGACCCAGAACAAAAGATCCGCCGTCTCGACGATACATCTTGACGGCTCGGCATTGGGGAGATGGACGGTCCAACACCTGGAACGTGCTTTGGGAAAACCGGCCACCGGCATGACCGGCGTCGATCCGCGAGCCACCCCCCCTCGCAGCCGCGTCGAACCATTCTAAGCGCAACGTGTGATCCAGCAAACGATCGCGCTGTCATGGAAGTGAGCTGAAACTTGCAGGACTCTCCTATCCAGATTGGACCCATCAGCCTTCAAGGTTTCGAGGTTCCGCAATCGGTTCGCTTTGGTGGTCGTCAGAGACTGGTGGTCCACAGTTTAGCCGGTGGCAGGCGAGTGGTGGAGCGCCTCGGACCAGACGATGGCGAAGTCGCTTTCCAGGGCACGTTTTCTGGGCCGCAGGCCGAGGCCCGGGTCCGAGCATTTGACACGCTTCGCCTATCCGGTGAGATCGTCTGGCTGACCTGGGAATCGTTCAGACGACGGGTCGTGGTAAAAAGTTTTGTTGCAGAATATCATAGTCCTTGGTGGATCCCGTACCGCGTCAGCTGCGTTGTTGCCCATCAGTCCGGGATCACGACAGCCCTGGAACCCACCTTGTTTGCGTTGATATCGGCGGATCTTGGTAACGCATCGGCCGCGGTGGCCGGCTCGACGATCTCGCTCAATATCCTGCGAAGCGCGCTTTTGGGCACAAACGCAATGACAGCGGGCACATCGAACCATGTACAGGCTGTTGCGGCTGTCGGTGCCACGCTCGAAGCCGTCAACACACAGATTGCACTTCAGTCCGCATCGGTCATCGCGCCAATCGAGCCGAATTCGCCGCCTGACAGTCTTTGCCGGCACCTTGTCTCTATTGTGGGCTGCGCCGGCTCGTTGGCCGCCGCAGTCAATGCCAGGTCCTACGTCGGGCGGATCGGAACCAATCTGAATCGGTCAGGGAGTTGACGTGCAGACGATTATAACAATCGGCGGAAATCTGTTCGAGATTGCTGCCGTCCAGTTTGACAGTGCATTGCAATGGATCAATATCGCACGCGCCAACAATCTGACTGACCCTATGCTCTCAGGCACGGTCCAGCTCGTTATCCCACCATTTTCACCAATTCTCTCCGATGGCATCGGGCCACAATAAATGTCGGGCCTCCGGATGGAACTCCAGGTCATGCTGAACGGCAGTCCGATCCAGGGCCTGCTTCATGCATCCATAGTCGCAACAAACTGCTTCTCATCCGACTTGTTTGCCCTCACATTCGCCATTGGTCCTGCGCCGTTATGCGATATCGCGTTCTGGTCGTCCGTCTCGAGCGCCTATATTGAGATCTGGGTCGTCGGAAGTGATGGACCGATACCACAAAGCCTCATCAGCGGCATGATCGACGCTGTCGTTGTTGATCCAATACGGGCCACAGTTGCGATAGAGGGCAGAGACCTGTCGGCCAGCATGATCGACTCGTATCGCCAGCAAGACTTTGTCAACCAGACCGCGTCGGAGGTCGTATCGACAATCGCATCGTCTCACGGCCTTACCCCGGCAGTCACGCCAACATCCTCCAATGTGGGGCGCTATTACGGCGACGGCTACACGCGCTTGTCCCTCGGTCAGTTTTCCCGCCTCCGATCGGACTGGGACCTGGTGGTGCAGCTCGCCCGCGAGAACGGCTTCGACGTCTATGTCCAGGGCTCCACTCTGTTTTTTCAGCCCTCCACGCCGGTCGATGACATCCCCGTCCAAATTGCCCTGCGCGATGTTAAGACGATGCGGCTTGAACGCACCCTGACACTACATTCCGCCGCGACAGCACGGGTTCAATCGTGGAATTCCCAGAATATGGCTTCGTACGCCAGTAATTCTACCGGAAATACTGCCGCTGCGACTGCGACGTCCACCGCCGCGAACGATCAACCGTTTCTGTTTTCCGCTTCAAATTTTACGTCGCAACAGGTTGCCAGTTCGGCTGACCGCTACGCGGCTGAGCTGAATCACCTTGGTACGGCTCTGCACATCGAGATGCCGTGGGATCTTGCATTGTCGCCACGAACGATAATCCTGATAGACGAGACGAACTCTCTTTTTGACACCACCTACAGGATTGATCATGTGGAACGTCATTACAGCACGACTTCCGGTTCCACCCAAATCATCCGCGCTGTCTTTTTTTCATCGTTACGGGTCTGAGCCGCGGCCTGGACATGATCCCGAGGAAACATGATCGAAAGACTATCGAACGCAATCAAAGCTCACGCGGCAGGGTTGGATCAGTCAACAGGACAAATCAAGTTCGGCACAATAACATCCGTAAACCCACAGAATGCGACAGCTCGGGTGCTTATTCAACCCGATGGCGTCTTGTCGGGCTGGCTTCCGGTCTTATCACAATGGGTGGGAAGCGGTTGGGGACTGGTTTGTCCCCCCAGTCCGGGTGATCAGGTGCTGGTTGTTCCTCAGGAGGGCGATGTGGAGCAAGGTATAATCATTGGTCGAAGCTTCTCGAACAAGCAGATGCCGCCGAACGTGCCCGCCGGCGAATTTTGGCTCGTTCATCAGAGCGGCAGCTTTCTCAAGCTCTGCAACGATGGGACTGTTCGCATAAACGGCGATCTCCATGTCCAGGGCGACGTGTACGATCGCCATGGCCCCCTGTCGGGCCTGCGGACGCATTACAATTCGCACACCCATACAATGGCCTCGAACACGACAACCAGTCCGCCAACTCCTTTGGACTAGCAAGCATGTACGACATCTTCCACGAATGGGGCAATGACCTGGCCGTAGGCAGCAGCGGCGACCTGGCCGTCTCAACGGGCTCCGACACCGTCAGTCAACGCGTCTTGCGCCGATTACTGACCAACCCGGGCGACTACCTCTGGAACCTCGACTATGGCGGCGGGCTGGCTCAATTCGTCGGCACCCCCGCCAATGGAGCAGATGTCGAGGCGGTCGTCAGAACCCAGCTCGCTCTGGAAAGCGCCGTCCCGGCCACACCTGAACCGCAGGTCAGCGTTCGTGTCATCGATGCCGCCAACGGATATGTAGTTGCGAACATTACATATTCGGATCCGTCCTCGATGCAGCCCGTTCAGCTGACCGTTTCAACTGGTTGATCTGGCATGAATTTGAATCTCAAGGCTTTCTCACAGCTCATTGAAGACATGGGTGCCGCGCTACAAAGTTCTGCTTCCAGTTTGATCGACGTTTCCGTAGGCTCGGTTGTTCGCGCCATATTCGAGGCCAATGCGTCCGTCGTCCTCTGGTTGCAATGGCTGGTCGTGCAGGTGCTGCAGTCTACGCGCGCCTCGACATCGAACGGACCCGACCTCGATTCCTGGATGCAGGATTTTTCGATGACCCGGCTTCCGGCCGTGCCGTCGACAGGAATCGTTACCTTTTCGCGGTTTGGAACCAGTCTGCCAGCGGCGATCCCGGTCGGCACAGTCGTCAAGACAGCCGATGGTTCACTGAGTTTTTCTGTCGCTGAAGATGTGAATATTTCAATCTGGCAGGACAACACTTCAACCTATGTGCTGCCCATTGGCGTGGCGTCGAGCGATTTGCCGGTGGTTTGCTTAACCAGCGGATTGGTCGGAAACGTTCTGGCGGGTACTATCACGGTCATCGCATCGTCGTTGCCCGGCGTTGACCAGGTTGCAAATGCCAATCCGCTGTCGAACGGCGCCGACGCAGAAAGCGATCAGGCGTTTCGTATCCGGTTTCAGAGTTTCCTGGCCACCCGATCTCGGGCCACGCTTCTGGCGGTGCAAAATGCGATCGCCAATGTTCAGCAAGATCTGGATGTTGCGATCGAGGAAAACACTGCCTCCGACGGAACCGCCCGGCCAGGCTCGTTCCTGGTCATCGTCGATGACGGAACCGGGTATCCCTCGTCCAGTCTCCTTTCCACGGTCGCGACCGCAATCGAGTCCGTGCGTCCCATTGGCACGACATTCGCCGTGATCGCCCCACAAGGGCTGATCGTCAACGTTTCACTGACCGCAGTGCTGACTTCTGCCGCGATCGCTTCGCAAAGCATCGCGAGCATCCAAAACTATATCGCCATCTATCTTGATGGGCTGCCCATCGGCAGAAGTGCCTCAGTCACTCGTGTCGCTCAAAGTGCCTATCTCGCCGGTTCAGGTATCGAGAATATCGCCGGAGTGCAACTGAACGGCTCATCTTCGGACGTCATTCCACCACCACGCACTGTTATCAAGTCGGGTGAGATCGTGGTCACAACCAATGAAGGGTGACCTTGCGGATTTTGTCTCGCGCCTCTCGGTGGTGCTGCCGAAGCGTTGGTTCGCGGAACAAAGCCCTAACCTCGTGGCAATCCTGACCAGCATCGCCACGCCCTGGGTTTGGCTGTACGGCCTGATCACCTACGTGATCACGCAAACCCGACTTGCCACTGCGACCGACGATTGGCTCGACCTGATATCAAATGACTACTTCGGCCATTCACTGAGCCGACAACCCAACGAGGCCGACTTTTCCTATCGGCGTCGAATCCAGGCCGCATTGCTTCGAGAGGCGGCCACGCGATCGGCGGTCTCCGCCGGGCTGGAGAGCCTCATCGGCGCCCGGCCGGCTATCTTCGAGCCCGCAAATTGCATGGATACCGGGTCCTATGGGGACCCGGCGGAAGGTCCGAACATGCCGGTGACCGGAATGGTCTATGGCCAGGCCGGCGGCTGGGGCAGTCTTCAGCTACCGCTCCAGTTCTTCGTCACTGCAGCCCGCCCGCCAACCCCTGGTCTCGGCATGCTGGCTGGTTACGGCACGGCGAACGGCGGATACGGCGCGGGCGCAATCAGTTACGTCAACCTGTCTCTGTTGGCCGGGCATGTGAGCGACGCCGACATCGAAGCGACCCTGTGCAGCCTGCTCCCGATCAATGCGGTGGCATGGCTGCGGATCATTTAACCTTATCCAAGAAGTGGTGAATATACCGCATGGATCGCAACATTGTTTATCCGGGCAGTATCCCGCTGGATACAGATCTATTATCTATCAACAGCAATACCATGATTGGCTTGGGCTTTCTCCTCCAGGCCGTACTCGGCACAAGCACAGTTGCCGACGGGCTGTCATGCCAGCCGACGAGTCCAGCTTCCATGAGCGTCGTTGTCGGGCCCGGCAGCATTACACAACTGGGACCGATCGACATCCTGGCCTACGGTTCGACGCCAGCTGATCCCGCCGACCTGATCATGAAGATGGGAATCAACGTTGCATCAACCACGTTCGCCTTGACCGCGCCGGCCAGCGCGGGACAATCGATCAACTACCTGCTCGAGGCCGCGTTCCAGGAACTGGATGGCAACCCCGTCGTCCTGCCGTACTACAATGCGAACAATCCGGCTCAGTCATTCAGCGGGCCGGCAAATTCGGGATCGCCGCAGAATACCGTCAGAATGCAGCGTGTCCAGTTGCAGCTGAAGCCCGGCCTTCCCGGGAATACCGGCAGTCAGACGACACCGGCAGCCGACAGCGGATGGATGGGTCTCTATCAGATCACCGTCGCGTATGGACAGATGCAGATAAACACAGCCAACATCGTCACCTTGCCGACCGCGCCCTTTCTGAGCTGGAAGTTGCCTTCGCTACGACCAGGGTTTGCATCGGGAGTCCAGAGCTTCACCAACAGTGCCAATTTCATGGTTCCCGCAGGGGTAACTCAGGTCGAGGTGGAAATCTGGGGTGGTGGATCAGGCAGCTTTGCCTCGGTCTCGGGATTGCCTAGTGGTGGCGGCTCCGGCGGCGGATACGCCAGAAAGCTGGTCACGGGCTTGGCTCCAGGCCAAATCATCCCCGTTACGGTTGGCGCGGGCGGAGCGGCCGGCACGGCGCTCGGCGCGCCCGCGGGTCCTGGCGGCACGTCAAGCTTCGGCCTGTTCGTCAATGCCACCGGTGGAAGCCTGAACCGCATGGCAACGACAGCCGCTCCCGAGAACGGTGCGACACCGCCAGGGGTTGGGGTCGGCGGTGACGTGAACTTCACCGGGTCGGCCGGGCAGGCCGGTGTTTTCAACCAGGGAGGCCTGGGCGGCGCATCTCCGATGGGCGGCACACAGAACAGCGGGGCGGCAGGAAATGCCGGAACCTTTCCCGGTGGCGGGGCCGCAGGTGCAGGCACCGGCGGCGCGGGCAACACCGCTTTTGACGGCGCGGCCGGCGGCGGCGGCCTGGTCGTCGTGCGGTGGTAGCTGCTCCCTCGCCGCACCATCAGGGTAGGGTCGAGGACAACACAAGAGCCCGCCGTTTAATGCCGCCGACGATTGCAGTCACCTGAGCCCCCCTTTCAGCGTCCCGGATTCAGCGGAAGAAAGCATCCCTCCAAACAGCCTGTTCTCCGCTGAACTTGACAACATAATGGATTCCCTATGTCGACGACCGTAAGTCATGTGTGGAAACCAAGTAGCGCGCGCTTGGTGACGGTTGATTGTTTCATCCCAGTTCCTCGCGGCACGACCGCCGTGGCGCCGCCGCCGCTCAACTGGCCCACCAAAGATCCCGGCGACGTTCTGGACTATATCCTGGACATCGGCCCGGCAATTGTAGGCAACGATGGAGACGGGATCGCGACATTATCGATGACTGTCGCTCCATCCAACCCCGGCGACCTTGTCGTGCAGAGCGCGACCGCGGACGGTTGTCGCGTTATACTTTGGCTCTCGGGTGGACAGGCCGGCACAATCTACACGCTTACGTTCGGTATAACCACGATAAACGGCCGGTCACTGCAGAGAAGCGTGCTGCTCCCGGTGCTCATGCTGTCCATTCCTCCGATCCCACCGAACGCGCTGATCACGTCAGCAGGCGTCGTATTGACTGATCAGAATGGAAATCCCGTGCTGTCAGCCGATTGATGATGCTTCCGCACATCTGAAGCTGCCGACCGGCTGCTGCGTCCCCCAATCATTCGGATCACGCCCCGCCTGAAGATTACGGGGACCGGAGAACACCTATCCATGCCCACAATTGACCAGCTTGCTGCCGCAACGTCGGCATCTGATTCCGACGAATTCATCGTTACGCAGGCAGGCATCGCGCGGAAGATCACACGTGCCCAGGTCCTGAATGGTGTCCAAACCCAACTCACAGTGCCCGCAGGCTCATTGCTCGGCGGGGTGGGCACCGGCGCGGGCGCCCCTCAGGTCATTACGGTCGGCCAGAACCTGACCTTCAATGGTGCCACCTTATCAGCCACCGCCGCGCCCTTCTCGATCCCAGCCCTGCCGCCCGGAAACGTCCCTGCGAGCGGCGACCTTGTCTCAATGTCGCAGGCGGGCACGAATGTAGCCGTCACCTACGCCCAACTCCTGAATGGCATGCCGGGGGTCGCGAATATCAATCTGTCGCAAGCCCTGGTCACGCCCAGCGGTGCGACCACCAGCCAGACGCTGGCACAATTGACCGCCAACGTGCTGTCCCCGGCCGGAGGCTCGATGACCGGCAGCCTCACGCTGGCCGGCGCTCCGACCGCCCCCGGGCAGGCCGCGAACAAAGCCTATGTTGACCAGCAGGTCGCCACCAGCCTGGCGCTGTCGGGCGGGTCGATGTCAGGGGTAGTCACGCTTTCAGCAGCACCGCAGCATCCGCTTGACTCGGCGACGAAGGGATATGCCGATTCGCTCGCCGCCGGGATGCTGCCGCTCGCCGGCGGCTCGCTGTCGGGAAATCTGCTGCTGAGCGCCGACCCCACCGCTACCCTGCAGGCATCGACAAAACACTACGCCGATCTGAAGCTGGCTCGGACGGGTGATACCCTGTCCGGGGTGCTCGCTCTCGCGGCGGATCCGGTATCCGCGTTGCAGGCCGCCACCAAGAATTATGTCGATACGCAGGTCGCCGGATCCTTGCCCAAATCCGGTGGCACCTTGACGGGTGGGCTGTTCCTGGCAACGGACCCGACCAGTAGCGCGCAAGCGTCCACCAAGCAGTATGTCGACCAGAGGGTGCTACGGACAGGCGATACCCTGACCGGTGCGCTCATTCTCGCAGCCGACCCGGTCGTGGCGGCACAGGCGGCCACCAAGAACTACGTGGATACCCAGGGGGCCGGCTCGCTCCTGCGATCCGGATCGTCGATGACCGGCGCCCTATTGCTGGTCTCGGATCCGTCGGTTCCGCTGCAGGCAAGCA